CCATTCCTTGTCGGAGGCAATAAACTGTATGGCCTCAAATACCTTTGGGTTTTTCTCTACTACTTTCATGGGTGTTCCTCCTTCCATTGTATTTGATCGTAATACTCCCGGTATGGGTTCGATACCCTACCATGTTTCCAGTCATCGGCATCGCAGGCGTCTGAGTTCCACTGCTCCCATAGCACAGGATTAATTTGCATATCGCTACCTTCGCCTACTACGAGAGCCTGTTGTCGAGATGGTTGTGGACCAGCCATGTGTTACCGTTTCCTATACTTTCCCAGTTTTACCACTCGGCCGGAAGCCGGAACCGCCACATACAGTACAATTTGAAGGATCAGGGTTCTCCATCCCAATGGCATTGCAATGAGCACACGTAGCGTAAACAATCCTATCGGCATTCACTGCAACCTCCACCTCGCCCATCTTGGCCTCCAACTCATCCAATTTATTCAGTACTTCTTGTATTCCAGGCATTATAGCCTCCTTATTATAGGCAGGAGTGTTACCACCCCTACCTATAGATTAAGGATTACGAACCATCGTGGTACTCAGTATCAGGAGTTGCACCGCCCACTGACACGATGTTATTCTGGCAGTTGCAGGCCGAGAAGTTCTTGATGCAGTCTGATATGGCCGTGATCTTATTATCAACGAGCATACACAGCGCATCGGTGCCATCGGTAGAGCCAGACACGATTCCTTCATTGGGACCATTTCCCCCCTGTTGAGAAGTTACAATGTTCCGCCTGATAGCAGTACCGTTACAACTGGACGAGCCCGTGTTCAACAGTATCGCCGTGTCGTAAGCTGAGATAATACAGTCCTCGATTATCATGGACTTAAAGCCCTTGTATGAGGGCTCGCCACAACTCTGTGCACCAACCAGAATACCATAACCAAGTTCCGTAGTTCGGCCACCGTTACTGGTAAATTCACAGCGGCTGATCCTGCAGTGCTCATGGAACTCCCACTCTGTATCGGTCCTGTTGCCGATCTGCAGGCCTATCGTAGCATCTCCAGCAAAACCTGTGTTCGTGGTACCCTTGAACTTACAGTCTTCTATAATCGACTGGATCATATAGGCTATACCCAGGGCAGCATATGTGGGATTACTGGTACTTGGGGTCAAGAACGTCATATTCTTAATGATAGAGCCTGTCATAGTTGCAGACGCTGTAGTATCCGCTCCCACCAATAAACCTTGTGCGGCTGTCGGGGCAAGGATGACGGAATCGGGTGCTCCACCACACCCCAGAAGGTGCGTATTGAGTAGATTATCTGCAAGGCTCTCAGCGTAAGTACCGGGGGCCATCAGAACTACATCGTTCCGGTAGTCCTCTGTTTTGGTGAGGGCCGTCGCAATGGAAGTATCAACGTCCTGAACTCCCATATCGTTGAGCTGAGACCGGAATTGGGAAGTGGCACTAATGGCAGGAGCAACATACCTAATGTCCCCTATCATCGGGCCAAGCCCTGTCTGCGCCATTATCCACTGGATTAAACTCGAATCCAAATTTCTTTTCTTTATCATGATCTTCTCCTTTTTTGCTCATAGTTTGCCACCTTCCCCGGAGTTCGAGGAAGGGATACTATTGTTAGAAGGTTTAAGCTGCTTTTACATCCCCATTTGGTCCGTTAGGCGATGCAATAGCGTCCCTGGTAGTCTGTCGCGTCATATTCGGGGCCGCACCGCATCTGTAATCAATCTCAAAACCTAACAACACTATCTCATTAGCTGCGGCCGCCATCGTATTGCAGGTCAGCGCCAGCAAAAGAGCAAAATCGGTTGTCGTTATTTTAAGATCGCTCGTGGATTCCTTCCATGCAGTCACCTCAAGGGAATTATCTGTGGTAGAGCAAGCATGAGCATCAAATGTCAGCGTCTCATCAGAGCCTGACTTGGCATCTGAAACGGCCGCTTGCTTACCTATTCCCTTATAGTCTAAAGCAAAGATAGGTTCATCTGCGTCCGTGGACTTATGCACAAACCATACACGCGCCCTAAAAGGATCATTTAGATCAAAATCCCACGGTAGGGGCCAGAAGTGATACGCTTCGTCGGCATCAGCGGCAATGCTCATCCCGGCCAACTCAAAAGTAGCCGAGATTTCAGCAAAAACCATGTTGCCTACGCCAAGAGCAGCTGGTACACCACTTGTCCCATCGTCTAAAACACCCGATAAGGTCCTGACAGGGAAGAACTTTCTTTTCCTGTTCCATCCCATTGAGTCGTCTGTCATTGCCATTTTATTGCCCCTTATAGTTTTCTCCTGATAAAGATAGGCATTTCACCTATCCCCACCAGGATACTGGTTAAAGTGTTGATATCGTTCTAAAAAGGAGTATTCGCAGGCTCGGTGAGGTCATCAAGGAGCGTCAAAGCATTACGCTCTTCCACACCCAGATTGGTGTAAGTCCTCAGATACATGGCCGCCTGATCGTAGTCCTGCCTCCAATGCATTATGTTAGGATCAAACCCACCCCATCCAATCGGGATAACTTCGTACCGTTTAATACAACCCTTTGGCTCGAAATACATCCGGTTCGGCTGAGTTACAGGATCGAAAACCATCGTAACTGCCTGGTTCTGCGAAAATCCAAGATTCTCATAACCGCCTACGAACGTAGAAGGAGCATAACGAAGATCCGGTTTCAGGAGACCAAAATACTTACGCCTTTGGCCCAGGCCAGTCCTGATAATATCAGCCGTTTTGCTCGACCTTGCAGCCGTCATATCCATAGCCGACAGCATAAGATCCTCGGACAATTCCCGGTTTACATCGGAATTCCCCAGGATATTCGCCTTGAACTCAGGATCGTTTGAGGTGTTAATGCCTTCAAACGTGGTCAGCAATGTGCCATCATCAAACATGGCGTTCATCCCTGCAATCTCATACGTGGTAGTCACAGCATGAGTAGCCAGCCTTGCGCCCGTTCGGACTACAAAAGCTCCACTTGCTACGGATTGGCTATCGTCCAAACTATAAGACCGTGCCGCTGCGATAGGATGCGTAGAAAGGTAAGTCCCTGCGTTCGCTTCCATCGTCACAACCTTAGTTGTAGGATTAATCGAAGCAATCCTGGACGTTACGGTATCCTCATCAATACTGGTAGACTCAAAGAAATCCACCAACATACCTTTCTTGAGATACCTGACTCCCCTATCGTTATCACAGGTGATAGTCCATGTCGCGCCTGTCTTTGCAGATGCAGCCGTGGAAAGGGTAGCCAACAGGCCAGTCCCGTCACCATGACACTGACGGTTTAAGTCAACTATCATGGCATCATACATATTCTGCACTGCGTCCGACTGCACGTTTACGAACGCTTCAGTGTCGGACTTGCCTACCTCAATAAGCAATCCCTCCATTCTGAGCGAACCGTAAATGGCTTTCGGCCCGATCACGCCCTGGGTGCTATCCGCATCCAAGGGAGAAGGTAACATCTGTCCCTGTCCCCTGGCTCCAATGCCCTCATAATTGCCCTGACGGACACCAAAGTAATATCCAACTCCACCGTTTCTGATCTTTGGCGTTGCGGGTGTCTTAAAAAACTGATTGTACGTCATCTTCTGATTGGCAAAGATGTCCGTAAAATCACCATATACTCGCTTCAACATTCCTGCATTTGCAGTGGTGTCTAATTCTTTTCCCATAATATTTACCTCTCTTCGAGGTTATGGGCTACGTTGCTTCAGCGCTTCTACCGTAGGCTTCTAAAAGTTCTTTCCTTTTTGCGTCAAAGTATTCGTCAGAAGTCTGGCCTTTTGGGGCCTCCTTCTTTTCCGCTTCCTTTGGCACCACCTTTGCCTTGCCTATAGGCGTTACCTTACCTTTTCCGGCAGCATAATCGTCTATAGCCTTTTGTTGCACGGTTTCTACAAAATCGTTGAACTTCTTTACGCCTTCTTTTGCCATGCGCCGAATCTCACGCTTATTGCCCGTATTAACCTCATCAGCTGGGTTGTCTACTCCAAGAAAGACCTTTAGAACGTTTTGATGTTCTTTCGGTACTTCCTCATTTTCCAGCACCTTGGAAACTTCAGAATTGAAAGCTTGAATTTCCCGAACAGAATCGTCATGCTCTTTCTGTTTGGTTTCCGCCTTTGATCTGGCTCCTTTTAAATCCTTATTTTCCCGCTTCAGTCTCTCGACTGTCTCATCAAGGGTTTCATCTTCTTCGTTGACGGCCTGCTCGTCCTTTTCCATTTTGACCAAAAGTTTTTTAAGCTTTTCCTGGTCTTTGACAAGCTGTTTTAAGTCCTTGCCATCCAAATCTTTCCGAAGTTCCCCTATTTCTTCAAGGGCGTCCTCGATGTCGTCAAAATCGTCCAGGCCGTGGTTTTTCATAATTTCTTCGGCCCTGGCTTTTGACGCTCTTGCGGCTTTCCATTTGGGATCATTGTCATAAGGTGCTGGTTTTTCTTTAGAGGCGGGGGATTCCTCTTCGCTTACCCCCTGAGAGGTAGGGGCTTCCTCTCCGCTTACCCCTGTTTCTTCGGTATCGGGTGGGGACCCCGACTCTTCCGTTCCCGTTTCCAGCCCCGCTTCAATTACTTCCTCTGCCATGATTCGCTCCTTTCGATTGCTTGCTTATAAGACCATGGGCCTTCCCATTGGCAAAATAAACAAAGTTAAAATTTGGCATAAAAAAAGACCGAAAATTTATCGGCCTTAGTGTTTGTTGTTTTAATGTATTTTTACTTATTTCTGATAGCTCTTTTTGCTTCCCTTAAAGTTCGTCTCCGGCCCCGTGCCGACCATTCAGCCATTCTTGTAGCTCCGTATTTTTTACGCCCGATTGTAGCAGCCAATCCGCCCGGAGAATAAACTCCCTTCTTACGTGCCAGTCTTTTTTTAAGTGCTGCAAATCGTTGGCCTGTACCTAAAGGTGGTTTTCTCATGGGTTTTCCTCTTCTATAAACTCAATCTTTGCCCCGCAAAATGGACAGAAATTTACACAACCAAAAGGCCGTTCGTGATAAATACGAACCTCATCCGTAGCATCAAAGGGTTTATAAAATAAAACTCCCCATGCCCGTGACATCTCACGACAACAAATTCTTGCAGATACTATATCTACTTCGCCTGTCCTTTTGTAAAGCTTCATTCAATTATTTCCTCTTCAATGCTTGTTCACAGTTTAAGATAATTGAATGAAGCAGCCCTTTATTCTTGCCTAACGCCCAATCGAGAGCAGATATAGCGCCAGTAATCTCCATTAAAAGACTATCACCTATTTCTTGGGCACCTAACTCTTTTAGTCTTTTAGACATTTCATCAATTTGTTCAGGTATCATAATAATTCTTTCCTTTAATGGTGCTATTCAATTATCTCCTCTTCCATTGGCGGCCCTTCAGGCATTTCTTCCGGTGGAGCCTCCTGCCCTTTGCCCTCTATTACCATTTGTTCCATCATAGCCTGTTGCCGTCTCTGCTCAAGCCTGTCAGAATGAGCCGTCCGATGGGCAAGCATAAACACCTGCCTTTCTTCCGGTAATTCCCGAAACTCCCGGCTGAATATTAACTGATCGTGCGTATCGGCATGGATTTCGTCATTGTCTATCTCGAATAACGGATCAACGGTTTCGGGAAGCATTGGGACTGGAATCCCCTGCTGATCAACAATAGGTTCTCCTGTCTCTGGATTCATAGCAGACATTTCAGGAACATAAATGGAACTCATGTCACTGCCGTCTACAATAATACTGTTCTCCCATTCCGCCCTTTCTCGATGGATATTCTCGGTATCAGGAAACCCGCTTAACCCTAATCTTGTCAGCATTTCCCTTTGGATAGGAGATCCGGGCATGACTTCTCCAAAGAATCCCTGGCCTAAAAGCTCCATCATAATTTCCGTCTTGCCCGTGTATGTCGTAGACAATCCGCTGTCCAGTTCCATCCTTACATCTGTGTTGCCGTGTAAGTCAGCCCCTCGGAACTGCTTTATAAAAACCCTATTTCCCGGCCCTGCGATCTTAATGAATTTTTTTTCAGTGTAATACTTTTGAGCTAAAATCAGTCTTTTCTTATTAACCCTGGCCCAGCCTCGATAAAACCTTGCAATATCCGGGCTATGACTGGCTTCCGCTCCTTCTCTTAGAATGGCTGCCAATCTTCCACTGGCTTTAGCATGAGGCGACTGACCACTTAATATGTTCTTTGGATCACCAGAAGCGTCCTGTATGGCTTTTTCTTTGTTCTCTCTTTCAACAAAAACCTGTGCAGGAAACGGGGTCCCGCTTTGGACTTCCGGTTTCGCCCCGCCGGACAGTAAAGAATCCCATTGTAATTCCAGCAACTTAGAGCCGAAACTTGAACGTCTGGTTAAGGTTAAGCCTTTCGGTGTTAAGACCCATGGCCTGCCAATGCTTTCTCGATTGGCCTCAAAGTCCTGATCTATTTTATTGATTGTGTTCTGTGGAGAAATTAAATCGTCTACCCCACCTGTCGCCCAAAAGCAACCAGGGGTGTAGTTATAGGAAAGGTGAGTAAGGGTGTAATCCCATTCGCCGTTTTCGCCAACCGGAATAGGAAGTTTGTCGTTGTTTTCTAAAATATTACCCTGGCACATCATGGCATATCGGCCTTTCGGATACTCCTTTGTAGGCCGGTACTCGATTTCTTTTACTATTACTAACTCTTCTGCTTCCGTAACCTCAAAAGATGCTTTCTCCGAACTCTGCCATGACGAAACAGTGGCTACCATTTGCATTAGCTTAGACTGGTAGGCCATTCCGTCTAACCCGGGTTCGGTGTTTTTGTCTAACTTGATGCCATAAATATCCTCAACCCATTCCTTGTTTTTCAAACCCTTAATGGCTACCCACTCTTTCTTCCTCAGAGTATCGCCAAGCATAGGAACTTCTACGTTAAACGGTAAAATACACTCAGTTACTATCTCTCCTTTGCCTATCTCAAGAGATTTTCCGTCCGGGCCAACAACGTACATGCCATTGTCACTGCCAAAATATGTCCGGGGAAAAGCGTTCCCCGATAAAACAGTCCAGATAACCGCCCATTCCTTAATATCCTCTATTTCATGGCAATTAGCGGCGTCCATGTCCTCTAAAACCCACTCTCCTAATTTAGAGGCGTCTTTGTCCTTCTGTTCGTTGCTGTTAGGCCAGACCTTAACAACAAACCTCTTGTTCAGGTTCAGGGCTTTCATTGACCGGACGTACTCACGGATTTTGTTCGTTACGGGCATGGGAGTATTACCGAACGGATACCGTGGGCCAAACTTCCCAGTAGACAAATACCGATCAAACCATTGCTGTCCTAAATAATACAGGATGTTGCGCTCCACGGTCTGATTTAAGACCTCGCGCGTCCCGGTCAGCTTCTCCCCAAATATCTGTCCAAAATGCTCAAGTATTTCTTCATTTGTTACTTTCACGTCACTGGCCTCTTGTCAAAGTCTTCTTGTTCCAGGTCCGCCGCTATTCTTGCGTTCTTGTTCTCTTCGATTATTTTTTGCAGTTCTATGTTTTGATCTGCCGTGCTCAAGGAAAATTCCTGAAGGTTTCGGGCTAAAAGAGCCTTCATTATCATGGAAACCTGAACGTCCATTGCCCGGCGCTCTTTGTAAAGCAGGATTCCCAAAAACCCGATTATCAGAATTAGAATGACTATAATACTTATTATGACTGAATTAACTATCATATTATTCCTCCAGACAGAAGGTTAAGGTATATAATCATCATCGTAAAACCGAAAAGGACAATCATTATACTAAAAGCCACTATTGTTATTTTTGTTCTTAATAAAGATTTTTCATATTTACTCATGTCTTTGTAGTCATTATATACAACAACCGCAACCCCTGAAAACACCATCGTTAGGGCTACAGCAACAATAAGAAGCAATATGTTAACTATCATGTTACCTCCACGCTTCTCTCTTTTAGTGTCTGTAATTTAGAACCTTCTGTGGACGCATCCGGCAAAGGACAACCTTTAGATATTTTACCCCCACAACCAGCCCATTTTTCTGCTTTTGGATGATTACAGTCTCCACACTCATAGCCGTAATATGGGCATTGCTCTGGAACATCAATAATTAAAATTTTAGACATTGTGCCATCTCCATGCCTCCCTCTCCATGTCCCCCCAATTACTCGGATCAAGCCCCGCCTTTATCGCTTTCTCGATCTCTTCAATCTCGCCCATGGCAATCTGAGAAACATTATCCAGCCCCTTTTTCACTTCTTCTCTAACTTCCTTTGTTTTGCGTTCTCTATATTCCAAAATCAATTCAGGAGCCTTTACTTTCTGAAACCAGACAACCAAATAATGAAGCACCTTTAAAGTGTAAAGCTTCAGCTCCTTCAACCGATCCGGCGCAACAGATCCTAACTGACCAGATAAGATCGTGCCGTTCGGTATCTCCAACAGCTTTTTAAAGGCATATTGTCGTATCCTAAGTATCCCGGCCTCTAAGTCTTCTTCAAAAGGCCATGGAAAACACGGATACAGTTTTGTCGCCCCCAGTTTATCGTGAAGCTCGGAGAATAACTCTTCCTGCTCAAAATCCGCATAAAGCGTATGGCAGAACAGGTTTTTTGCTTCCTCGATCACCCTGTCTACCAAATCGGCCTGCACTTTCTCTTGAATCTCGGATAAGAACAGTAACGGAGTTTCCGGCAGGAGGAAGTTTCCGGTCTTGTCCGTTACTGTTCTTCGCCCAAAAAATACACAGTACCCAGGATCGTCCAGGTTCGGCCCTATCACAGCGCCCCGGATCTCAGATAAAACTACCTTTTCCTTTCCGTGAAAGATATAGCCTTTTTCGCCTTCTGTAACAATCGTCTCCAAATCCTACCCCAATTATCTCTAAATTCCTCAGTGTTTCCCCTGGTTATTTTCTTGCTCATACAACATCTCCATTAAAATCGCATTGGGGCTTGGAATAGCCCGACCTGGAAGGAACCTATCGTACGGAACAACCTTAGCTCTTGTGGTAAGTTCATAGAGCTTCCGCATGGTTGCAAGGGAAATTTCCTTCTCTCCTTTTGAAACCTTAGAACTCCATAATAGGTTTTTTTTAGGCATCAGGCTCCCCTGGCAGAAAATCCCAAACACATCCCTGTGATCGACCAAAATTCAGAAGAGACATACACGTAGGACACTCAACAATTCTATCGTGTGGATAATATGGAAGTTCAATCTCTGTTCCACAAATAGAGCAGTTTACAATATCGGTTTGGTTAAGTAGGTTTTTCATTTATTTCTTCTATTTTTCCCCGAAGCAACCCCTGCATTTTCTTCAAGCCGTCAACGTACCCATCCATATATTCAACAGCGTCATTCCTTTTTACTACGTCAGATTTCCTGGTACAATCAAAAACCTCTATCGTGTCTTCCATTTCCTTAAAAAGAAAGGCTAAATATTTCTTGGCACAGTCACGGGCAAAATCAAAATATAGCCCATGAGAAAGACCACCCATTTGGTATTCTTTCTCAACCTCTCCCGCTATTTCTTGAAATCGTTTCTCGTCCAGCCCTTTATGCCCTCCTGCCAGACATTAACCCCGCACTCAGGACAAATACCTAATTTACCGTTAGGAACTTCCGCCCCGCACTTGCAAACCGTAACACTGTATCCCTCCGGCTTGTCCCACTCGTCAACCCGCTTTTTCAATTCAATAGCAGGATCAATTAGCTTGGCGATGACGATTCAAGCTCCTGGTCTTTGTTTCTGACAAACTCCGCTTTCAAAGCCATTAAAGCCTCTTTTTCCTTATTCTCCCGGCGTTTCATGGCCTTCTCGAATGTGTCTTCAGGGTCAATCAAGAAAAGAATTTCCTGCTCCTTGATAAATTCATAGATCCTTTCGATGTGGGCCGAAAATCCCATAAACAAAACCATGTCAACGCCGAACCCTAACTGAAGACCTGTAAGTCGGCTTGGAACACCTATCAACTCCGCCGTGTCCATCAAGAACAATGCCCCTCCGCTGTTCCCGAAATAACTCCCGGCGTTCGCCATAAAATATTTCTTTCGCTCGATAATCTCGTCTAAAAACGTCAGTTGACCGTAATTACAAAACGGATCATGCGCCATTGAACACCCAGACACAACAATGTCCTGAAACAGCCTTAAGTCCTTGATCTTGTCTTCCGGCAGGAGAGGTGCCACATAATCGAATTTCTTGGGCGTGTTTAGTTTCAGAACAGCAAGATCGTGGTCGGGACAGTACGCGATTATATCAGCCTTGCGACTGTTCGACCCATCCACTGTGGAATCCCAAACATACTCGAACATTTCCACCGTGGCCTTCTCAATCTTTTCGGTCTCCACTTTTCTCTTTACCAAGGAGTTCCAGTCTTCCTTTAGGCTAATACAAGACGCAATAACGTGATGATTGGTCAGCACAAACGTCTCATAGTCTCCCTTGTTCTCAGGATCAGGCTTGTTGTAAATTATCGTGCCAGAACCCGTGCCTTTCTCGCCCGAAACCCTCACGATCGGATATAAAAACTTCTCGTGCTTTTCTAATCCGTCCATAGCCCAACCTCCTTTTTGTTTTTTAGAAAAAAATCAGCGATCTCTAAAACTTGAATAAATCATAACCCTTCCTTCCCCCGCGGACACGATACGCCATACTGAATATGACCTACTTTTTTGGCATCCTCTATCGCTTTCGCAATCTTAGGCAGATGGGAAATCGACCTCTTGGCCGGTGCTTCTGACTCCTTTTCCTTAGCTTTCGGAATCTCGGGCTGTGGCTTAACCACCTTTTCTTTCCTCACTATTTTCCCAGCCTCAAGAAGTTCGGTAGCATCAATAAAGTCAGGATCTTTCTGAATCTGATTTAACGCCTTTGAAAATTTTTCCCGCTCTACATGCAACTGAACCAGGTAATTGCTCACAGACCGACCCTCAGCTTTCGCCGCTTCCTGGATCTTACCCCAAGTTTCCTCATCAGAAATATAAATCTGCTTCCTTATCCCCATTATGTACCCCTTTTAAATGTTTCCCTAAAGGTAACATAAACTCAATACTTTGTCAATACCTAAATCGTAGAGAATTTAAAAAGGGGCATACTATGTCACTACTTGTTCAATACTCCATGCAAAAGAAGTATGTACAAGATCACTACCCTTTTTGTTTTGGGTTGTGTCAACGGGGGATATATAAATATAATCGTCTCCGAAACTTTCATTTCCCAGGGGGCCTACCCCCCCCCTATGCCCTTGCTCCCTGCCTTATTCTCAATTTCAATAGCAATTCTATGGGCTTGCATCAGTAATACTCAGGAAATACCAACTTGCTTGCTGCCGTAATCATGGGGGCAAGGGCATACCGGACCGCGTCAATCGTGTCGTCATGGGCCTTCACAATGTCGGGTAATATGTCCCCAGATAACTGATCTATCTTGTACGAGTACAATCTTGCGTCCAGGGCGGTAGATCGGCATCTTGTGTGTATAATTATCTGCTCAAACGATCGCAGGAAGGCAATCCCGTCCTCGACTGACCCCTTCCACTTCTTCGCCGCCTCGACCATTGGGAAGTCATGTCGCTGCATATACGATATTGTTTCCGGCCGTGCTGAATCCGATCTCATGCAATACGTATCACTCCCAGGAATATCTCTCAGGAACTGGCCTGGCGTATCAACCAATTCCAACTTGACGTGTACCGACTCTCTCTCAACATACAATTTGTCTTGATATATCCACAACTTGACCGCTGCTGTTGGGCTATGAGCAAACCCCCAGTCGGCGCCATGATACGGCCCCTGCCAGTCTCTCCCGGGCCTGAAATCGTCTATTATCCACTTCCCGCCCAATATCTGAGCGTCGGTATTACTCAGGCACTCCCCGCCCCAGACGTGTTCCGCCATTTGAGCATCAACCCGGTAATCGTGCTCTTTCTCCTTCTTAAGGACATCAGGGAACCATTTGTTATCTTTCCATCCACTTTTTACCGCCCAGATTTGATCCGGCGCCGGTGGGTGAACGATGAATCGCTGGTAAGTCGGATCTTCCTCTAAATAGGGATTGAACGTTACCCATATTTCGCTGGCATCCTCACGGATGGTAGGTATTAGCACCCTCCAGGACTCGTTGGATATCCGCTCTGCTTCCTCGCACCAGCATATATTTATTCCTTCCAGGCTCTTGATCTTGGTTATATTGTGCCTGAGGCCCTCAAATAGGAACGCTGTGCCATTACTGCCCTGGATTTCATGCTGAGTAACGTTGTAATATGCCTGGATGCCCATCCTATCTATCTGAGTCTCTAAGAGTCGGTGGACACTATCCTTAATAGATGACTGAAATTCCCGAGTGCACAGTACCCGTAAAGGCCTTTGCATTCCTTGTAACAACAAGGCCCGTGCGCATCCCCATGACCTGCCGCCACCACGCCCACCATACATTATCTTGTATCGCTTGGGCTGGAAGATAGGCTCTAAAAACTCAGGAAAGTCACAATTTATCGGGCTCCCCAGGCTCCCCGGACTCAATTTTAATTTCTTACTTATCGTCTTTCCCCTGGAAGTTGATCTGGATATTTACGACCCCGGACTTGGGATCAGAATGACCTCTTTCTATAGCCTCTTTATCGTACAAAATGCCCATGCACGTTACGCGAGAGCCGGGCGGAATCTTTTTTATTTCTTCAGGTGTCAAAGTTTTTAGCAATTCTGTTTGTTTCATCGCGAGCAAATCGGCCCTATTATCTTTATATGCCTTTAGGCTTAGTTCATCCGCTGTTAATCCTCCGAGGTGATACTGGATAGCTTGCTTGGTAACACAGAAATAATCCCCTATTTCTTGGTATGTCAGTCCTTTCAAACGTAGTTCAACCGCTTTCTCAATGTTGACACCTGGCGAATGAGGGAGCCTTTGCCCTTGATGTAAGGGTAAAAGTTCTTCTTTGTCTTGTATTACATCCTTACATCTACGCTGTTGCATTGTTTGTTAATAGTCCTTGCCTTACTATAGGGTGTTTACTCCATGTCAAAGCAGATATCCCTTGCACCGCTTGTTGATTTGCATATTATACCGGCCTTTAGATTACCTTGTGTCTCATAATACGCTTGTGTCTCACGTTTTGCCGATTGTGTCTCAACCATTATTTGCTTGTTATTACTGTCAGTTACGAGTGTCTCAGGATAGCTAACTTGATACGCTTGATACACCTTTTCGGGTTTTGCTTGTTAAATTAACAACTTGCGGTGTCTCAAATTAGGTTGTAAATCATTTCACAAGCCATAAACACGGCATGTTTGATTGTATTGTCATATCACACGCTTGCGCGGTTTATTGCCTTGTCTTGTCTGTTTGGCACATGGTTTGCAGTATAAATAAAGCAAGATTTACAAACGTTCACAATTAATCAGGAGGCCAGAACATGAAAAAAGTACAATCCCAAATCGGTGACAAAATCAAAGGCGATAACTGGCCATGGATGTCAGAATTAGGGCCAGATAATGGCTATTCTGATTCCTCTTTCCCTGGGTGCCAGTTCAGAGTTGACATGGATCATGGTATTAATAGGGCTGTAAATATCAAAACTACCGGGGGGCCACGGTGGAACGGTTATCAATATCAATCCCGGTGCAAAATAGAGTTCGTCGGTGACGGTGAAACAAGTACATTTACCGGGGGACTGCTATATCACGGAAACCGAACCGCTTAACCCTTCACCCTGCCAATCGGGGAGTCGGTTGGTAGGTATGAGAGGTTAAACGACAACCCTTTAACAACTAAATGGAGGGACGGAAAATGAAAGCAATTGCAACAATCTTACACAACGACGACAATCTTGGTGGTCGCAGGGTTATTTTGTCGGTAGACAACGACGGTAACATTTGGGCGCAAGGCCCAGAAGAAGAAGCCTATCAAACCGATATCACCGAAGATAACATAATGTTGGCCTGGGGCAGCCGCGCATGGGATCTCCAATTTATTTAATTCAACCGCCCTGGGCAAGGCAATAAGCTGCCCGAAAGGAAAAGAAAATGAAAATCAAAAACATGATCAATAAGAATTACAAGGCAATTGCAAATCAGTTTATAATTGAAGAAGAAGGCCGTGGAGCTTTGGGTAATTTTAAAACAAGAACAACTTTTCAAAGCTATAGCAGTATTATAGCTATTAAAACTGTTTGGGAAGATGATTTAAAAATCGAACTTGACCGTGATAAATGGGATTATTCCACAACTACAGGTAAGTATCGCAACCAGTTTTTGGGTGAAACCAAAAAAGAGACTGAAAGAAAGATCAAGTCTGGCGAATATGTTTTGGCTGATTTGAATTAACCCACCACGGCCCGCCGGAGCCTATTTCCGGCAAGGAGGGCTAAACCATGAAAACCATATCGAATATCATACCCCAAATTATTGACCCGCCGTTTCAATGTCCGGACTGTTTTCTTAAGGGATGCGATCAGGTAGCGACTCACTATGTGGAAATCGAAAACACCATAAATCTTAACCTTTGCCTTTGCGGTTCCTGCGCCCTGAAATCAGAGCAGGATCTTGTCAAAGCAGAATTGGA